AAGTCTGGCAGTAGCGTCTATGGTTATAGAGGAACAGGCAGACAATAACCAATAACCAGCGGAAGCTGCTACTCCACCAGAATATCCATAAATTGGCTTGATTGCGGAATACTGACGAATCATATTAGCCATCTCATTTATGCCGGTAATATTGCCACCAGGAGAATCTACATTCAAGACAATAGACTCCACTTCATCATTCTCTACAGCAGCCGTGAGATCCGTGGCTAATGTAGAAATAGCAGTAGCACCAGAAATCTTTGTAAATAAATTTGCTTTAGGAAATATAGGCCCCGAAACATTTACTATAGCTACACCATCACGAATACTTACTCCTTCTGTATCAGGTAAAGCACTTGAATGTTTTGCAGCTATGGCCTCAATATCTCCTTCTCTATTTGCAATAGAGATGATGGTTCCCATCCAATCTTCAGTTATCAGCCATGGCTGATTAAATAATTGGGCAAAAATTCTGTCATAAGATTTTTTCATCGTATCTCCTTGTTGGCTGTATTTACCAAAATAATATAATGGTGAATCTTAAAAGTCAAGCTAATTATTGCTGTTTTTGTTTAGGAGCTTGTTCTTTATCCGTTTTATTTGTTGGTGGAGTATTGTTAGGTGGCTTCCCTGGATTATTGTTAGGTGGATTTATCTCCCCACTTGCCTGCTGTAAAGACTCTGCTTCAACAGTAGAAAGCAACTTCGGAAATTTTTCATCTTCAGTTGCAAGTTGTAATCTCTTTTTACGGTAATTACCAAATCCTAATTTCTTGGCTACATCTTCCCTTGGAATTCCTAAAGTCTCCACAAGAGACGGATGTTTTACCCCCAACAGAGCAGAGGCTTTGCCTACAAGGTCTGTGACTTCGGATACCGGGAACTCAATGTAAATTAAATCGTGTACATCCTTGTCCACATTCTTAACAACGGGTTCTTTATCCTTAAACTCTATGACCTCCTTGACCTTATAAGTTATTTTGAAGTCGGATACAATACTTTTCAGGTAAAATATTGGTCTCCAAAAATCATACCGAAGAAACTTTTCAAAATAAGCTATCTGATCTTGGATTCTGTCTGCTTGCGGTCCTCGGGAAGCATTGACCCCAGAAAAGGTACTGCCCTTTGTTGCCCCTGTAACCATATCCTCTGGTCTATTCAGTCCTGATATAACCATTCCCATAATATCAGTGTCAGCATCAGATATTCTTGCAAGATTTGGATTCTTACACTCAAGAGTTATTCCTGGTGGAAGAACAATAGTGCCGCCTGGTTTCTTTTTAGCAAATAGACCGGTGTCTTTTTTCTGGTCTTCTGTCATCTTCAGCCAAGTACGGAAAGCCTTTGCATCAGAAATACTTGCCACCCAAAGGTAAGAACCAGAAGACTTTTTATGGTCTATTTCCCATTTTTTCAGGTTTTCATAATGGTTAATCCATATAATGGTGGTTCTCAAATGGGATACATTTCTTGTAGTCAAGAATCCTTTATCCCATTCAACAATAAACCGCTTGAAGTTCCCTACTTTGGAAAACTTTCTTGAGGAATTTACCGAAGATTTAAGATAATCCGGTTTAATGTCCTTGAAGGTTTTCAAGGCATAGTTCTTCAACTCTGGGAAGTAAGCTATATTTATTGACGGTATTATTGTAGGATTCTTAGAATCGTCGGCAAGGTCAAACTCATAGAACAGTGGAAAATTTTGCTTTTCAGAATGGTAGTAAATACCAGATTGCTTGTACCCGCTTGCCGTTAAACTTCTTGGACTCATAAAGTCCACTTCTACAAAACCGTCATTGTGTACCGTCAGACATAAAAACAATTCCCCTTCTATTTCTGATCGTGCAACAAATTTGCTCATATTCCTGTAGAGAGCATTCCTTGGGTCTTCTATTGTGGACTTCATTTCTGTGGCTATTTCTGGTATATCAGAATCCATAGAAAATCCATAACCAGTAAGATTGCCCATGTAGTCCCTAACATGGGAATTTATCTGTGGATTATCCAAGAATTTCTCCCAACACATTTTCTGTAGTTTGGAAAAATCAGCATAATTGGATACACTGGATATTGCAAAACCATCTTCATCTACCACATTGACATCTTCCCCCATGGCAGAAGACCATGGCATAGAAGCAGCAATTTGCCCCAAAACATCCTCTGGCATTTCATCTATTGCTTTCTCAAACTCCATCCGTTCCATCAAAACCTCCTTAATCAGTATTTTCCAACAGTGGGTTCGTTGTACATAGAACCAAAATTCAATTCTATTTGTCTGGACCTAAAATCTTCTACCCCTATATTTCTTCCACCATAAATAGCATGTCCAAGAGAAAACACAGCATCATCCTGAATACCATATTTAATTATCTTTTCTGGAGAACCATACCATTTTTTAAAGGGATTATGGTCAAAAAGCTGGATTTCCTCCTCTAAAATATCCTCTGTTTTAGAACCAGAAACATAAAGTTTAGGGGTTTTGAACAAACCATTTCGGTATAAATTGTACAATTCAGAGAAAATTATACGCTGTTTTTCATAAGTTGGGGATAGGGTTTCAAGGGATATATTGTTTTGGTCACACCATTCCAACATATCCCACATGCCCCATCTCTCTGAACACAGACAATCCACACCATCAAATTCATCTACCATAGATTTAAGAACAAATTTTATATCATTCAGATCATTACTTTCAATATGAGCCAAATGCAACAAAAAGTAAATGTACTTTTTTACGGAACCGTCTTCTATATACATATCTGGATTATTTTTACTATTTGGTAATCCTTTTGCAACAAGAGTTATGATGGTTCTTGCACCAGCAAGTTTATTTAATTTCAATGGATCTGCTCTATCTATACCAGAACATAAAGCCCAATCTGTATTATACTTTTCCGAGAGAATATTAAGTACATCCATATCAGCCATTTTAGAGTGCATAGAACCATCATGCAAGGAATACAAAGAGGATATAGGGATTAGATCGTTTTTCAGATAGTCTATAGCGGTATCGGCAACAATTTCTCCATGTATTCTGGCATGAACACTATCTTCTGGTGGAAGTCTATCTCCAATTTTGGTAAGAGTATCCACAACCTGTTGCTGAACACCAAGAGTAGCATTACACCCAATGTAATGTGTAGCTTTAACCAGGATTTCAGTAAACATCTTGGCACTGCCCGCTTCCCATGTATTCTTAAAATACATGCAAACATATTTTCTGGGAATTTGGCTTTATAGGAATCCAACTGCTGCTGGGTCATTTGTGGATTCCAAAAATCCTTATGACTGGCAGTTGGGGAACACCGATAACTAAAATACAAACTGGGATCTTCCCCCTTAATATAAGTCTGGTACAATTTATACAATATATGAGATTTATCGGATACGGTACTGTCTACAACACCAAGAGCATTTGGAATATTCCGTATAGAACCATCAATCTGGACAAAGAACTTGGGATTCTTCATATCAAACATTTCTGAGAAAGTATATCCAGTAACATTCGATACAATACCAGAAAAGGAAGAGATACTACGGATAAATGAACCAGTATTCCCAGTACGATCTTTAAGCCGAATATCTTTCTCTTGGACATTCCGTTTCCCGACAATATTAAGCAACTTCGGACTATTCAAAATAATATCCCGCATAATATCATAATGAACAAACTTGGTCTGTTCCTTGCTATTAGCACCAAGCATAATCTGCTGCCGAGGAAAACAAAAGAATTTCCACAACTGGATCAAACAAGCAATAAGAGACTTTCCCTCTCCACGCATCCAACAAAAGACTATTAACCGATGGATAAACTTCCCATCAATCATCCTCAAAGCCTCCCGAGCAACAATCTTCTCCTGCTCCCAAATATCAGCATAAGACCGCCCAGTAACAGGATGCGGTCTATCTGACATCTCGGAAACAGGTGTCCATATAGGAATAGAACTTCCTTCTGGATATACCGGAAGACACACATGGTCTTCTACCCAATAACCAAAACCCTCTCCACCATCCCGATACTCCCCAATAGTCTTGATCATACACGATTCCTCATGGTACGTTCTACTTTAGGGGCTTCTCCACAAAACAGTTGGTCATAATAAGAAGAATTACCAAGTAAATCATCTCCAGACCCACAAGTCAATATATCCTCCTTCTTCCGCAAAGTATCAAAACTGTCCTTCATCTCATTTACTACTGATGATATGGCTCTAATGGTCTCTCGGATTTCCCGAAAAAGAGGATTTACCTTAATGGTTCCTTTCTCATCAAAATAAGAAGCAGGTAATCCATGGCAAGCTATCTTCATGGTTACAAGATGACTAAATAAAGGAACTACGGCTAAACCAATCTTGAATAAAGCCATTTTATCATTACCATCAACACAACCAACAAAATGACGATAAACGTAATTGATATACTCTTTCCGTACTCCACATTTACCATGCTTCTCATAAGGACAAGAAGAAAATATGTTACATCTCTCTTCCTCACATTCTTGGATACTATCCCATTGGACTATCGGTATACCTTCGGGGGTACTCCCCTTGGTAATCGAAACATCCCCTAATCGCTTCCTCGCATCCCCTTTCAAAGGCATAGGCCCACGCTTTCCCATAATGTTCTCCATAACCAAAGATTGAATTTTAGATAAGGATATCCTTTTCCTTTCCTGTTGTCAAGAGAAGGGATAAGAGAAGGGATAGAAGTAAGAAGTGACGGGGATGGTTATGTTTTTACCATAGAAATTTTTGGTCCCATAAAAAATAGACGGGCTATCTTGATACTGGTTTGGAATGGTGGAAAGGATGGTTGAATGGTACGGTTTACGGTTTACTGCTATGGATATGTTTTTGTTATGGAAATATTGGTTACAAAATTACGGTCTACTGTTTACGGTCTACTGTTTTGTACTGGGTGGATATGTTTTGTTATGGAAATATTGGTTACAAAATTACGGTCGGTCCCCCAAATAGAGGTGTAGGCAAGGGGTTGAAGAAAAAAAGGGAGTGTCCCTCCCTTGCCTGAAAATAAATCTTTACTTATAAGTTTACCTGTAGTAATAATTGAATCAGGATAAATGATGTATCAACCTTGCAAGACAATATCCCTGTCTTGCAAGGTACTAATAAGGGATAGGAGAATTGTTATCATGAAAATTTTAACTACTGTTTGTGTATGCGTTCTGTTTGTAGGTTGTGTTGTTTCCTTTTTCAATAGAGAAAAGAGTACCCTTGCAAAAAACATAACAGTTACTTGTAAAGACGACACAACATATATAGCCTTCCCTTCTGACGAAGATTTTAAATGTGAATATAAATATCTACAGTTTAACTATTAACGAACCTGAAACAAACCTTGCAAGGTACTATCCCTTGCTTTGCAAGGTATCATATCACTAAGGGATACAGGAGAATTGTTATTATGCAGTTATTTAAAGAGGATGCAGAGTTGTTTAAAGAAGCTGAACTACTCGCAGAGAGTAGGGAAAAGGCAGGAAAGAAAAGCGTTACAGGAAAGTCCCCTAAAATACCCTATTTTTTAGGGTATATGAGAAAAAAGAGTGAGGTATATTCCCTCACTCTGACGAAAAAAGTAGGCAAGAAGGTTGTGCCTGTAGAAGTACAGGTCGAAAAACTGACAGGAACCTTTATCCTGTCCTACTTTGTTTGCTTAGGTGCTTGCATAGCACAGGAAGCAAAACAACCCCTGACAGTGACTTTCCTTGAATCGTTGTTGAATCGTGAAGGTTTCGCCTTAAATGAGTATTCGCACAGTAAAGTAACAGGTGCAAGTCGTGTTGCAAAGCACCTGAAAGACCTTACAAAACAGGGAAAAATTTCTGTTTCTGTAAGCGAAAAAGGTGTGATTTCAGGTGTTACACCTGAAATGATTCACGCTGTTCTAACAGCGTTCTAA